AGGGATTCTCTTGCCCCCTTTTTCCTCAGGGTCTAAGAAAAGCGGGGCTTTTTCATGCCCAACAGGATGAAATAAATCAGGATGTGTATCTTTCCATTCAGTGTGAGGTCTATGCGTAGCTGCTTTACGTTGTATGTCACTCATAAAGGATTCATGGAACCTATTTAATCCCTCATCATCCTCAGTATCGCCCTCTTTCCGTAAAGAATTCTCCATCCCCATTCTAGCCCTCTCCCGTGCTGAGGAGGGCTTCACTTCTTCCCACTTAGAGGCATTGGATGTGTCATATGAGTCCCGTGTCCCATATCTGTGAGTAGCCCCCGTCACTGGCCCTGAGATTCCTCCCTCTTGTTGAACAGGAAATTGACGAGGCAGACCGCCCCACGGCGATGCCACATTTCTTTTACGAGTAACACCCTCATCGCGCCAATGTCCCATAACATCACGGGGATTGTCTAGGGAGCCTTTCTCTTTAGAATGGTCAATAGGCCCAAATCTCTGAAACCCACTGCCAGCTTCTTTTCCTTTCGCCCAATTACGTCGAGCTTCTTCAGAGGCTTCATCTAAATCATCATCCTTGCTAGGCACAGTCCAATCATCAGCTTTTATAAATTTCATTAGCTTTTGCATAGATTTACTTCGATGAATATTTTCCCATTCTGTTTGAGCGTGAGAATCTTGTTCATCTAGACCTTCTGACTCGTCTTCACCCCCACCGCCCTTTCCAGCCCCAGCTGCCATGCGGCCCAATGCCCCGGCAGCAGAGCCAGCTGCACCAGCAATAGCCCCCCCAATGGCTGCTAAAGGCAATATTTTTTCTATTTCAACATTATCTTTATTGGGCATTTTCATCCTCTTCATCATAATCCCATTCGCCCTGCTTATTCTTCCCTGTGGGAGAATAGCTGGCACCGGGGTTTACCGATGGGCCATCAGGTTTTTGAATTGACGGCCCCCTGTAGAATGATGCTTTCTGAACATGGGTAACACCTGTAGAATGTAGGTCTGCCACAAAGTCTATACCGTCTTGGCTAAACCACATCTTCTTACCATTATCAGATACTTGCTTAATTAGAGGAGTAGTGTACCCTTTAGCCATAAGCCCTTCAACCCAATTTTTAGGGGCTTTCGTAGCATCTACCGCTTTAGTAGGGTCATCATCAGATTTTCTGGCTTCCCCCAACGCATCTACGTCATGAGGCTCTCCTTCTCCCCTAGCTGCCCGTGTATAATCCTTATTCTGCCCCCCTTTCAAAGGAGCGAAATTCATGTTCTGCATGGGCATAGGGGGCACAGGAGCGGCACCAGCCCCCTCTCCCCCACCAGGGGCAGCATCAACTCTTCCAGGGGCAGGATTCACGCCCTCAGGGGGCGCAGGGGCTTGCCCTGGCTGTTGACCAGCTTGGGCCTGCTGTTCCATCATTTCCTGTTGCTGCTGCATCTGCTCCATTTGCTGTTTTTGCTGGTCTATTGCCATATCCATCTGTTCACCCTGTTTTTCCATCATATTGACAGGTTTACCAAATATCATGAACTCAGCATCTTCCACAGGGACTCCATCCGCCTTTAAACGTACTTCAAACCCTAGAGCAATGAACTGGTTAGCAATTTGAGCCTTCTGTTGAGAGAAGCTAATACGAGTAGCTTCAGCCTTTTCCTCAGGATTAGGCAGTTTTAACCCCCAGTCAGTAATACCAAAGGCCTCTAAGATTTGAGGCAACACCTTTTCATGGAACAACCTTTGGTCACCTTCAACCACCCTACTCATAACAACCAATTGCTGAGTTTGGGTAGACAGGCCACCGAAAGCTTCAGGGGCACCCTGCCAAGCAGGAGTTACCCCCCACATAGCAGCAACACGTTCTCGTATCTCTGCCCTAACGGGGAGATAGTCCATCTCATTTAAGGTATGGAACAAACGTACCATGTCCACTCTTCCACGATTATTACGAGAAGATACGGCTACCATTGGTATGTAGTTAGGGTCAAGCCTGGTTTGTGCAGCAATCTGCTGTCTTTCTCTACGCAATGATTCAGGGTCATCAGTAAATACCATCATCATACTAGCTGGCATTTTCCGTTCAAAGAAATATCTGTACAGATTTTTATCCATACCAATCAAAGTTAACGCTTTTTCAAAGATGGTAAGAATTGGACTCCACCCGTAAGTCTCACTAGGAGAGAACTTAGATATATGAATAATTTCAGAGTCCAATAAAAAGATGTGTGCATTTCGGTGATAGTATTTATACATCACAGGCTGTAATGTAATTTCACAGTCCTTCTCAGCACATTCTCCAGGGTCTTCTTGAACTTCCTCTCTGTGAATGGGGCATAAAAAGTGAGCATTTTTAGGCAATCCTGCTGCGTCTAGGTCAAATTCCACTAGAGCAGGGTTCAACCGTCTAATCTCATTGACCTTAGACCGCATACTACCATCGTCTAACTTCTTATATTCTTTTACTATGTACAAGAATGCATCATCAATAGCATTCAAATCAAAATGGAACTGTCTAAGTACTTCTTCCAAGGATTGGTCAAAGATATTACAGTCATCCATGAAATCAACCAGCCGTTTTTGCTGGTTAGGGTCAGGGTTTTCTACTAGAGGCACCCACTCAATGCCTCTCCTGAACACTTCTCCAGTAATATGCTGTAAGGGAGAACGCACCTCTTCAATCGAATAGGCCAACATTTGCAAGTCCATCACAAGCTGCTGACGATACGCCATTTGATGCCGTACCCACGTATTCACTACGTGGTCTAGACCTATAGTAGGGGCACGGCCTGTTTCCCCACTCCCAGACTTCATTAAATCTAAAAAGTTGATTTGCTCATTGAGATTAATGACAGTTTGGGCTAGTTTAGGTACCTCAGGTAGATAATCCTGTAGTCTCATAAATTAATCCTTTGTCAAATTTTCTATGTCTGACATACTGGTAAGTTTAAGCATTGTTTGCATAGCCATTTCTTTAAGCAAATACCCTTCAGATTTAGGTGTTTGAGGGGCTGGGGGAGGGGCAGTAACTACTTGTTTAACCTGAGCTTCCATAGATAGCATTTCCATCCGTAAGGCAGCATTTTCCTCTTCTAATTCAGGGTTCTCCCCGAAATTAGCATTTTGCAACGTGCCTAGCCTTGCAGCCTCTTTAACCAGGGCTATGAAAGCACCTTCCGTTAGAACCGTGACTGCTTTACTATTATCTTCAACCTCATCCTCTGGCCCTAAACTAGTCAAATCTTCATGCCACGTATCTAAAACACGCCAGGTTTTACTTACGTCATCCCTATTAGCTGTATATTGAGTTTCCCTGTCTTTTAAGAACATTCCTACCATAATTACCCTCCTACTATACTTCTCTAATACATTATACCATAAAATCTGTTTTTCTTACGAAATCTTACATGCACTCCAGCCACATACTTTACAAGTCTCACAACCACTTTCTTGCACAATCAACGGAGACTCACAATCACATTTAGGAGTTTCCCCTTCTAAATGCCCCGTTACCAACACCTCCTTCTCTCTACTACCATTACGATATACTGTAATTCCTTTACATCCAGTCTCCCAAGCTGTCATATAAGCTTCAAACACATCTTCTAAGGTAGCCTCAGACGCAAAATTAATAGTTTTAGATATGCCAGCATCCACATATTGTTGAAAACGGGCTTGCATTAATACATGGTCTTCAGGAGAAATGTCTTGAGCGGTTACGTATACTTCTTTAGCCCAATCTGGAACATCATCACGGTTTTTTAAAGAGCCACCAGAGGCCAAATAAAGCATAAGGTCTTCAGAATAGAAATTATTTTCTTGCGCGTCTTTTTTAAACTCTTCATTACTATAGAATAGGGTCTGACCTTCCAATATATTCTGTTTACGCCACGCCAAAGCAAATAGAGGTTCAATTCCACTAGCGCACCCCGCAATCATAGAAATAGTGCCCGTAGGGGCTACCGTCAAACGACAAGCGTTCCTATAATTTTCTTGAATCTTATAACTACTATGTTCCCAAGCGGGGAAAGTTCCTCTAAGCGAACCTAGTTCTAATGATTTAACACTTGACATATGATTAATAAATCGCATCACCTCGTCTCCAACTGTCCGTGCCTCCTCAGAATTGTAGGGAATACGCAATCTAATCAATAAATCAGCAAAACCCATAATACCTAAGCCAATCTTACGAGTTGCTTTGGTCATTTTTTCAATCTCAGGGATACTATACTCATTCGCATCAATGACATTATCAAGGAAATGTACCGCAGTACGGACTACATGTTGCAGTTTGTCCCAATCAATTTGGGCTTCCCAATCCCCAGGCCCAACGTATGGAAGCACAAACTTAGCGACATTGATTGACCCCAGATTACAGCTTTCATACCCTAAAAGTGGTTGTTCTCCACAAGGATTCGTTGCAATGATATCTCCATATTCTTCACGAACTGTATTATCTTCATTCATTCTATCTAGGAATATCATCCCAGGTTCCCCATTACGCCACGCTCCCTGGACAATCTTTAAAAAGACTTCTCTCGCATTTAAAACTGAGACTGGTAAATCTGTTTTAGGGTCATTTAATGTGTAGTCCTGGCCCAGTTTAACTGCATTCATAAAGGGGGTGTCAACAGCAACAGAAATATTAAAATTATGTATATCGCCCTCTGTTTTCTTACATTCAATAAAAGAAAGGATATCTGGATGTCGAACACTTAGGACAGCCATGTTAGCCCCGTCACGCTTGCCCCCTTGCGTTATCATACTGGATACCCTAGACAGGGTTTTAAGCACTTCTATAGGGCCACAGGCAATGCCATGCGTGGATTTAATCGACGCACCTTTGGGTCTAATTTTAGACAGGGCAAAACCTGTGCCACCACCGAATTTTTGTACCATAGCTGCATCTGTAGCAGCCTTCATGATTTGTTCCATACTATCTTCCAATGGCAAAACGAAACAGGCTGACAAGGTGCCTTGAGCAGTGCCTGCATTCATTAGTGTGGGGGAATTAGGTAGAAATTCTAACCCCCTCATCATCTCAAAGAAATCACGTGTCACCACTGTCTTCTCTTGTCCCATGCTCCCATACTGACTGTCAACATCAGCAATAGCTGTGGCAACCCTCCAAAAAAGCTCAGGAGCGTTTTCAATTGGAGTCCCTTCGGCATCCTTTAAAAAGTATCGGTGAGCTAAAATGGTTTCTGCTTGTTCAGAAATGTGTGTGTCTATCAATCTCCTACCCCCTATGTCCACAAAATATACAAAGTTTACGTTCTGGTACCCAAAATTCAGGCTTGCAAATAATCTCTTCACAAGTTGGATTTGGGCAATCTGCCATCGTTAGGTCTTGGTTCATTGCACTATTATAGTCCACCTTGACCCCTCCTGGCAACGCCATTTCCTTAACTGGGTCAAGTTCCGGTTCCAAGAAGGCTGGGGGCTTCCCTGTTTCCTTCATCTCTGCTGGGTCTTCTGGGTCAAGGAACCCTTGTAGATTCCCTAGATTTGTGAACCCATACTGCCCTGTTTCCCAGGAAGCTAATAAAGCCATACCAATGGAAAAGAAGGCATCCCCATGCCCCATAGGGGTTTCAGGTGCCTTTAATTCATTACTAACTGACAATATTTGCTGCTTCTGCCTCTCATCTTTAAGAAGTTTAAGTTTCCCAGAAAGAACGTATTCCTCAAAAATCTGTGCCATCGTGTTTTTGGACTTGACAGTAAAGGTCAACGGATGCCACCTATAGTCCAACCCTCTATCCTCCAACTCCCCCCTAGTATTGTCCACATAACCTTTATCTATATCAAAATTCTCTGCTACTTCATTTAGGTATTCTATTTGGTCAGAGTAATTCCACCCATCCAACCAAGATTGGTGCAATTGACGGCATGTATCCCCAACCCTCTCAAAGATAACTAGGTGAGAAGGGTGCCGTTTTTTACCCACATCGAACCCTGCAAAAACAAAGGAGCCTTCTTGTTTTCTATACTTACGAGTGGATGGTAGCTCTCGTAAAGTCTCATCTTCGCAACTAACAATGTCTTCCTCACTAAAATAGGCCTCAGTAGCAAAGTGAGGAACCAGCAAAAACTCTGATGCGAAAGATTTGGGCCTAGCTTTTTGTTGTTGCAAAAGCCATTTCTCATCATATAACTCAGGCATCAACACCCTGCGCCCAGGAACGGGGTCAAGGGCTGGTAATACTCTAGATAAGAAACGTTCATCCTTCTGAAGGTTAGCAAGCAAATCCCCTGGCATCATAGGGGTTCCCAAGACTATAACAGGGACATTCTTCAAAG